GAGTTCCTCGACGTGTCCTGCAGTGAACGTGCGAGCGTTCGGGTCCTGCAGGACTGTCGCGACTCGGGTCTTCAGCGCTCCGAAAGTGGTGCTCACACGGCTCCTCTGTACTGGCTATCGGGGCCGCCCGGAGGACGGCCCCTGTTGACTAGACGGTGTTGCCGACGTTGCTGCCGAGGCCGAGGCCCTTCTCGTCGAAGACGAAGGCGATGTTGCCAGTTTCGCTCTGGCCCATGTTCGCGACGGTCAGCGAGAGCTTCCCGCCGACGACGATGTCGCGGTTGACGTTCGTCGCGTCCACCGCAGCGGTGACGGCCGAGCCATCGTTGGTCACGATGACCTGCGTCGGGCGGAAGGCGACCGCAGTCCCCTCCGTGCCCGTCGTGAAGGTGACGATGGGGGCTCCGGACTTGGTGTCCGACAGCGTGATGACGGCCGAGGCGTCGCAGCCCCCGTCGTAGAACACGCCGACCAGCCTACCGAACGCCGCTCCGATGACGGCGGCGGGGATGTCGCCCCGTCGGCCGTTGCGGTCGTGGCGAGGGCCACGCTGATGGCGAACGACCCCGCGCTGGCGATGCTTGGTAGGCGCCGCCGCGATGACGGTTCCTGCCATGACTAAGCCGCCTCTTCGATGAAGAGCGTCAGCCGGGCCGAGTCGCCGTTGACGGCGTTCGCGACGGCGACATTCAGCTTGCCCGCGACGAAGATGTCGCGGTTGACGTCCGTTGCCGTGGCGGCAGCGGTGACGGCGACGCCCGCGTTCGTCGCGATGACCTGCGTCGGACGGTACAGGGCCGCAGCGCCGCCGACGCTCAGGTCGGCAACGATGGACGCACCGCTGGCAGCGTCCGTGAGGAGGATGTCGGCGGCGGTGTCCATGGTCGTCCCGGCGCCAGCGACCGGGTCGATGATGACCCCGACGATGCGGCCGAAGAACGAGCCGATGGACGCGGCAGCGATGGTGGTGGACGACGTGACCAGAAGGTCAACGTCAACGCGGATGGTGCCGCGCCCCTTGCGGGATGAGGTGGTGGCTGTGACGGTTCCTGCCATGGTGGCTTCTCCTGTTCAGACCTGATGCTCAGGCCAGTGGCGGGCGGTCGCCCGTATCTCTGATTGTAGCAGGGCCCATACTGTGGACAGCACTGCGGGATGCTGTACAGACTATGCGTACTGTTCGTAGAACCACATGTGGCCGCCCGCCCCAAGTCCAGCCATGCCGTGGAACGTGATGCTGTAAGACGTGTCGCCCGGGTCGATGAGAGGCCATGTCGCGTCGCCGGTGAAGGCGATGCGGGACATCTGCGGGGCCTCGACGCTGGACTCCTCGAAGGTCAGGACCTTGTCGTCCTTGACGCGGATGGTCCGATTGACGGTCGAGGCCGGGACGGTGATGGTGAAGACGCTGTCGCCGACAGTGGCGCTGATGGTACCGGCCCCGGCGCCCACGATGAACAGGCCGTTGAACTTGCCGAGGTACGTTCCCCGATTGCTCCACGTGCCCGCGAACGTGACGCTCTTGACGTAGCTCGCGTCCGTGTAGTTGACGGTTACGTCCACGGCCGAGCCAGCGAGGGTCAGGCTGACGGCGAAGGCGGAGGCGGTCAGCCCGGTGGCGATGACGTAGTAGGCCACACCGAGGGTGAGCCCGGTGCCGCCGGTCAGGGAGCTGAAGGTCACCCGGTCGTTGGCGACGAGGCCGTGGGTCGCCTTGGTGACTAGGTTCGTGGCCGCGTTGATGGTGGCGGAGGTGGCTAGGGCCGGGTACGGCTCGAACTCGACGTCCACTGGTGCCTGCGCGTAGATGCCCGGGTCCTTGCAGATGAAGGTCGCCTGCCATGGGATGGCGAGGGCCTCGTTGTCCTCGCCACCGAGCGAGTCCCGCTGCGTGACGTGCTGGACTCCGCGCGGGATGGCCTTGACCATCAGGTCGATAGCGCCGGACGGATAGTCGTCGGCCCGGTTCGTCGGGACGCTGAAGTAGAGGGGGCGGTAGCCCTTGTCGAGCGGCTCTTCGCGCTGTGCGAGCACGGGGTTGAGCGCGGCCCGGAGCGATAGCAACTCGTCGAACAGGGTCAGACGAGTCGTAGCGTACAGGGTTCCCGCGACGCGGACACGGCGCGGGCCGAGGAAGGCATCGCCAGCGTCGGAGCCGTCGGCCTGAGAGCGCTTCTCCAGCCACTGCACGACGTCCACGTCCGTGAAGTCGAAGGTGTCCACCACGCAGCCGCTGATGCCGCTGCCCGAGGCGCCTCCGCCGACGATGCCGGACTGGATATCGGCGTCGTTCAGTAGGTAGGCGCGGTAGGTGATATCGCGAGTCGTGTCCACTGCAATAGTATAGCCCCCCTGCCGTTCAAGGCAGGGGGGCTTCCGAGGCTAGGAGCTAGATGCTCGAAGCGCCGGACTCGATGCGGATGTACCGGGGACCGGCCTCGTCGATGAGCATGGCGCCGATGCGGCACTTCCACCCAATGGACGCGACCTGCGCCAGCTCGTCGCCGTGCCCACCCGGCGCAACGTAGTGCGTCGTGATGTTGCCCCAGTCGCCGAAGGCGAAGAAGTCCGGTCCGAAGACGATGGTCGAGTAGATGTCGGCCGAGCCAGCCCCACCGGCCGCGAAGGACCGAGCGTTGGCGGACTCTTGGAAGCGAACGCCACCGTACTTGCCCAGCTCACCGGCGAGGATGTTCCCCGGGGACGAGTAGGTCCCGATGGCCTTCCAGCCACCCATGGACTCGTCCTCCTCGAAGTCGAAGACGACTGCGGGGCTGACCAGAGCGTGGTAGGTGCCGTCCCCGAACATGGGGACCGAGTCGAGCTTCAGGCCCTGCGCGACGCGTCGCACGAGCGTGCCCGTGAGGGTGTCCGTGCTCCCGACGTCCGTGCGGACGGTGTTGCCCGAACCGGCGAAGACGGCGTTCGTCCCGCCAGCGAGGATGCGGCCGACGTACTCGTCGATGGTCGCAGCGGCCTGCCGCGCGACGCGGACAGAGGCAGCGGCCATGAGGTCCTGCGGGTTCTCGTCCAGTGCGAGGTCAGACAGCTCGACGCGCTGCCCGGCCTGATAGGCCGTGAACTCCTCGGAGCCGAAGCTGAGTGCCTGCGCAGTGGGCGCGACAGCCTCAGTCAGCCACGGAGCGGTACCGGCCGCGACCGTACCGCTGTTCGTGGTGACGGTGAGATGGGGGATGCGCAGGAAGCGCATGGTGCTATTGGTGCCCTTGACGAAGGTCGCCTTGACGAAGGCGCCCGTGTCCTGCAGGTGCGGAAGCGTCGGGAGAAGCTCCTGCTCCAGCTCCTTGCGGATGAGGACCTGAACGAACTTGTCGAAGTTGGAGGTGCTGGTGAGCGTGACGGTCATGGTGTTCTAAACCTTTCAGATATCGGGCCGGGGCCCGAGTGGTTGACGTTACTGGCGCGGGGCCAGACCGAAGGCTTCTCGCGGGAGCGTTTTGATGTGCGCCTGCAGTTCTGCCGAGGTCATGTCCTCGTAGTTCTTGGTGGCGGTCGTCCGCTGCGGGTTGTTGCCAACCGGCCGGGGCGTCTCCGTCTCCGTTTCGCCTGAGTCCTTGGCCGACGTGAGTCGGGCCTCCAAGGCGGCGAGCTTCTCGCTCGACATGGTCGCGATGTCTTCGCCCAGTTCCGAGTATGCCTCGGGGTACTTGGCGCCCTTCGCGGCGAGCGCCGCTGCCTTCTCGCCGTCAGAGAGCTTGGCTTCGAGTTCGGCGATGCGCTTGTTCAGCACGTCGTCGGTCCCTGCCTTGCCTGCTGCGGCCTGTTCGGCTGCGGTTCGGCCCGTTCGCTCGTCAGCCAACTGCTTCTGCAGTTCGGTGACCTTAGCGTTCAGTCCTGAGTTTCGGCTCTTCAGCGATGCCAGCTCGTCGGGCGTCTGCGGGGCCGCCGCAGCTTCCGCTGCTGGGGCCTCTACGGGCGCTGACGTGGTGTCTTCGGTTTCGTCTGCCATTGGGGTAAGTGTACCACCTTGCTTCAAGGGGCTGCTTCGACGGGCTGCTAACGCAGCGCTTCCTGCAACTCCTGCATCACGCGCTGCATGGTCGGCTTCAACTCACTGGCGCGCACCAGCCTGTTGTGGTCCTGTTCGTCCTTCAGTTCCTGCTTGGGCGTCGGGGTGCCGAATGCCTCCTCGCCAGCCCTACCGGCCCATGGTAGCCCAGTGGACGTCAGGGGCGAGAGCTTCTTCAGGGAGGCCACTGCCGGGTCCAAGAGGCCGATGTTCTTCAGGTTCTCCGGGTCGGTCTTCGCCTTCTTCTCATTCGCGATGCCCTGCTCGGCGAGCTTCCGCAGCGCGGGCGGGGCGCCAGCGGACAGGTCCCACGGCAAGCCGGGGATGAAGTAGCTCAACAGCGACAGGACCTGCGAGCGGCCCATCTCCTCGATGTGCGCGTCGAACTCCGGGTCGAACTCGCGACGGAGCGCGATGGATGCCTGCACGTCGAGGAGGCTGTACAGGAGGCCGCCGGTCCGGTGCCCGAACGGGCGGGCGGCGAGGAACAGGGCCAGCTCCGGAAGGACTTTGCCGAACATGTAGGAGGCCGGGTACATGCCGAACATGGGGTGGTTGATGGAGCGCTCCAAGAAGGTGCGCTCCTGAGCGAAGTATTGCAGGCGGTGGGCATCGTCGAACTTGCGGGCGATGGAGGACATCGCGAGGTTCGCGACCTGCGCCTCGGTGAAGTTGTAGGGCACGGCACCGCCGGTGGGGAGGCCGCCAATCTCCTTCAGGAGCGGGCCGAAGATGCTGTCCTCGCCGCGCAGCAGGCCGTTGTTGACCACGGCCTCGCTCCACTTCCCGAACATCCGAGCGGCGCGGGAGACGTCGGGGTTCGACTCGACGTGCTTGCTGCGGCCGACGAAGCGGTCCACGAACTCGTTAATGTAGGGCTGGGGCAGGAGGCCCGCCTTCTGGGGGGCGTAGACCGTGCCGCGCTTGATGGCGTTGACCTCTCGGATGGTCTTGCCCGCCATCGGGTTCGGGGCGGAGGCGGCCTTCGGGACCCACTCGCCGCTGTCGCGCATGAACTGCTGCCACTCCTCGACAATCTCGCGCAGCTCGTCGCTCGCGATGTCGGCGACCACGAGTTCCGGGTTGCTTGCGAAGGAGCCCAGCTCGGCCGCGAACTCCTGACTGTTCGTCATCCCGTACTCGGACAGGTCGAGGCGCCCGGTGGAGGACTCAAAGCGAACCATCATCTCGTGGTAGGGCTCGTCGGCGGCAGAGCGCGCGACCTGCTCGTTGGAGGCATTGCGCGGGCGTCGCGAGATGTCGTACGCATGGAAGCCCTCATGGCGGCTGACCTGAGCGATGTCGATAGTGCCCGCGTTATGGGGCGTGCCGACGTTCGACCGGCGCGGCATCCCGGTCTGGAGGCCGGTTGCCGGGTCCGTCTGCAGGAAGTGGCTCCACGAGCGCGTGAACTGGTTGCTGGCCTCCTTCGCGGCCCAGTCCGCGCTCTGGTCGTAGTGACGCAAGTTGAACAGGATGACGGACTCGTCGTCGTCCGCGCCCCACGTCAGGGCGATTGCGTCCTTGTGCTTGGTCTGGCCCAATCCGATGATGTCATCGACGCCCTCGTTGGCAAAGTTGAAGGGCGCCTCGAAGTCCACGACGTCAATGTGGTGAACGCGCATGCCCGGGAATTCGTCGAACAGGTCGGCGAGAGGCTGCAGGATGGCGGCCTGCATCTCGACCGGCAGGTCGCGGATGTTCTGTCCGACTCGGCGAGTGTACTCGTACACCATGTACTGCTCGCGGCCGAGGTAGTCCGTGCCCGAGAGCTGGATTTTGCCATTGCCATCGTCGAAGGGGACGTCGGGGTCAGGCGACGCGGACCCGGCGTCGTACGCGGCCTGCTGCCGCTCGGGCATGGCGAACGGGAAGCGGGCCTCGAAGTCGTCGGCCGGGTAGTCGGCGTCCAGCTCCTTGGGGACAAAGGTGTCGGTCGGCTGATAGATGTCGTCGCTGTAGTTGACGTAGGACGTATGGCCGTGCGTCTCGGTGAGCATCGCCGGTCGGCCCTCGTTCGAGAACATCCGGGCGTGCTTGGCGGCGGCGTTCAGCTCGCCGCGCGGCCCGAACTCAAAGCCCTCGGCCGCATGCCCGAAGACGTCATGGACGGCTCGGAACATGACGTTCTGCTCGTTCGTCATCAGGGGGTGGTCAGAGGCGCCGCCGAAGACCTTCAGGCGCCCGGCCTCCAAGTCCTTGACCATGGCGGCCCGGCCCGCTGCGTCGGCCGTGTACGGGTCCGTTCGCGTGACCGTGACCTTGATGCCCATGCCGCCCTTGTCCTTGGCTCTGGTCATGTAGTCGTACTGGTTGCTGGTGTCCACCATGAAGGACTGGTAGGACCGGTAGGTCGCATTGTCCACGCCAGCGGGCTGGGGCTTCAGGTCCGGGCCCGCCTTCTTCAGGCCGCCCGCGTTCGGGATGCGGCCCGTCTTCTCGTACTCGATGTCGGGCAGGTCGCGGAAGTGCGCGGCCCCCTCCTCGTAGTGGGCGTCCATGTCGGCGTCGTGCCTGAAGTGCGGGCGCCCGCCGAGCGGCTCGACGCCCATGTCGCGCATGTAGCGGGTGGAGGCATCGCGAGCGAAGGCCGAGCCGCTGGTGACGTCCAAGTCGTCGAACGGGTGGGACGGCGCCTTGCCGTCCATGTACCCGAGGATGCGGTCGGCGAGGGCCTCATCGCCGACCTCGTTCCACATCCGGTCGAGTTCGCCGAGGTCGAACTTCAGGTCCCCGTCGTTGACGGCCTTGACCAGCTCGGGATGGAACTCCTTCAGCAGGGCTCGCTTGGCGCTCGGGTCGAGGTGCGCGCTGAAGGTGCGGGCTAGCTGGCGAACGAGGTCCTCGCGGGTGCTGGTCCCCTCCTTGCCAGCGAGCTGGGTCCGCGTCTCGGCGAACTTGGCTTCGAGGGGCTTGACTCGGCGGCCAGCGGCGCGGGCCTCGCGGAGCAGGCGGACGGTACCCTCGATGTGTCCGAGGACGCCCTCGGTGCCGTCGATGAGGCTCGGGCTGAATATCTGGGACATGAACTCGACGGGAGTCACGTCTCGCAGCTTGGCGGCCTCGGCCATCATGCGCTGCAGGGCGCGGGACTCTTCGCCGGTGAGGCTGAAGCGCTGGGCCGCCTGCCCCCAGAAGCCGTTCCACGAGAAGTTCAGGGCGTTCCGGGTGCGCCGGATGTAGTCGGGGTTGGCGCCCAGTTGCTTCAGGCTGGCCTCCACCTTGTCCATGACGCCGGGCTCGGTCACGAGCGCCTGACGCAGGTCGGCTAGGTTCTCGACGATGCTGCCGTCCGCCCGAACGATGCGCAGGCTCTCGGCCATATGGTCGAGGTCGAGCGAGCGCAGCTCTCCCATGTCGGTCGGGATGTAGTAGGCAGCGCCCTTTACGGTGTTCGCGAAGTTGACCTTGGGGCCGAACTTCCCGACGTTGTCCATGACCTTGCTGACGAAGATGTCGTTCGCGTACGCATTCTCGGACACCATCTGGAGGGCGAAGTCGTCGTCGTTCAGAAGTCGCCCGAAGCGGGCCTCTGCGGCCTCCTTCATGCGCTGGTAGTCTCCGGGCCTGACCTCGTCCCACGACTTCCTCAGCTCCTGCCCGAGCCCCTTGCGCATGGTGCGCAGCATGTTCAGTCGCTTCATGCCCTGCACGTCACCAAGCGCGTGTCCGACGCGGCGCAGAACATTCAGTTGCGTGCCCGGGGTGCGGGACAGTCGCCTCGTAGTGGAACTCCATAGAGCCGCCGGGCTGTACTCGAACGCCTCGATGGAGTCAGAGTACCGGACGAGGCTGTGGGAGGTCATGGTGTCGAGCAGGCGGGCGGTCAGGCGGTCGCCCTCGTTCATGGTCGTGCTGGTCGCTACATCCACGCCCCGGCCGATGCCGAGGAAGATGGGCTCCAGCTTCTCCTGAAACTGGAAGAGCGGGTTGTACCGGAACTTCATCGTGGGCCATGCGTGCTCGGCGAGCTGGCCCGCGAAGTTGTTCGTCCCGCCAAGGGAGAGCATCGTCTTCAGGCGGCCGGACAGCTTCTGCGTCAGCCCGATGTAGCGAATGTCGCCATCATAGGCGCGCAGCACGGTGTAGAGGATGTCTTCCGGGGACAGCGCGTTGTCCCCGGACAGGGCGGCGCGGGGGATGAGGTCGCCCTTCAGTAGCTCATCGTACAGGTCGCCCTTGCCCATGCCCCTCGGGCCGCTGTAGCCCTGATGCGCTCGGGTGTACTCAGTCAGGCGCTCGAACCACGAGTTCGCCACCACCTCGGTCACGCCACGGTCGCCGAACTCCTCGGTCGCCAGCATGGCGAACCGGGCGCGGGCGGTTTCAGTCACCATTGCGGAGCTGACCTGCAGCTTCATGATGCGGGCGGCCGAGTCCATGTGGTCAACCATCTTGGTCACGGCCCGCACGCCATACAGGTTCGGCAGGGGGTGTCCCATGATATTCGTGCGCAGGTAGTTGGCTGGCCTGTAGGCGCGAGCGCCGTCGGCGACGTGGTCCACCCACGCCGGGCCGGATGGTGAGTACAGGCCGGTCCCGTTGTCGCGCGACAGGCCCCACTTGAAGTGGTCCTCCGGCGCGAAGCCGAGGCTGTACTCACCTGCGACGGAGCGCAGGTCCTCGCCCTCCTTGCCGAGCGCCTTCAGCTCGGAGTTCTTCAACTGCATCGGCAGTCGAGGCAGGTCCTCTTCGAGGGTCATGATGAAGCGGTCAACGGACCTTCCGAGGTCCTTCGGGTCGATGGCGATGTAGCGCAGGCTCTGGTACTTCTCCTGCCATTCGGCAATGAGGCGGGCGCGCTGCTTGGTGCTCTTCATGGCGGTCAGCTTCGTGAGCAGGGACTCGCCGCCGATGCGCGTCAGGGTGCCCTTGGCGACGAGGATGATGCGGCTCGGGTGGACGGAGAACTTCGCCACGGCCTCTGCCGACAGGCCATCCGTCAGCTTGATGAGTTTCTTGTTGGCCTCTCCGTAGACGGCCAGCTTGTAGAATGACTTCTGTTCCTTCGAGAGCTTGGGCAGTAGCTCGACCCACTCCTCCTCGGTGAGCGTGTTGAAGGCGTGCGAGAGCTGACGAGCGAGCGTCGCGTGGTCAACCGCCGACCACTGCTGCTGAAGGACGTGCTTGACCGTGTTCAGTCGCAGCCACTTCTCCAAGTCGCGGTGCTTGGTGGACTGGACGGCGGCATCGAACAGGTCGGGGTCCCCCGGCAGCTTCGCCATCAGCTCCTCCCCTAGCTTCCCGGCGATTTGATTGCGGCGGAACATGTCGATGACGCCGTTCCGGGCATGGTTCGCCACGGCGACGCCGATAGCCTCGGTGAACCGGGTGGTCATACCGCCCGTGGGGTCCTGTCGGAGAGTCTCGTTGAGAATGCCCTTGTAGTGGTGGACGCCGAGCGTGTCGGCCACGTTGCGCATGACGCTGTCGGAGTAGATGTCCGCCATGCGGGCCGAACCCGGCATGCTCAGGTCGAGGGCGTGAAACGGGTCGATGATGGTCCGCGCGACCTTAGAGGCCTTGCCGAGGCTCGTCCCTTCGAGCGCGCCGTACGCCCTGCCGAATGGCTTGAACATGCTGGCAACTGCCTCGCTGCCCTCGGCCGCTCGGGCCACCACGTTGAGGCGCTTGATGCCGGTGCCCGTGGAGTGGTACTGCTTCGCGGCATCGACGGCCCGCTGGGCGGTCAGCACGTCGGCCTCCGCGACCTTCAGGGCCTTGCGGGCGGTGGACAGGTTCTCTGCTCCGACGCCGCCGACGCGGGCGGCCTTGACCGCAATCTCGGCCGCCTCGTACGTCTTGCCGACCCTCACGAGCGTGGCGTTGGTCGTCGCAGCCAGCTTGACGATGCGGGAGCCCGTGCTGCCCAGCTTGGCGGCGACCCCCGCGCCGAGAGTAGCGATGTTGATGGGGTCCAGCAGGACCTCGCCGAGCAGGTTCCCGATGGCCCCGTGGTCGTACGCCTGACCCGTGTTCGCGAGGAAGTCGGCCGCTTGGTCACGGGTCCAGTCGCCACTCTTCATCTTCTCGTAGACGAGCTGCTCCGTCGTATTCAGACCCGTGGTCGGGTCGCCAGCCAGCAGGCCCGTCCCGAGCAGGCCCTTGTCCTCGGCGTAGGCGGCGTCCCCGTCGCCGACCTCCGTGATGTAGTCAATGCGGTCCGTGCCCTTGCCGGGCGAGAGGTCGTCGAGCTGCGCCCAGTGCTTCGAGATGATGCGCGGGCTCGACTCGAAGACGTCGATGAAGAGCTGGACTTGGTCGGACAGCGAGCCCGGGGCCGTGAAGGCCCCCGGGTTCAGGGTCGGGTCGGAGTAGGCCGCCTCCTTCGCCCAAGCGCGGACGAAGAGGTTCTTCATATGGAGGTCGTCGTCGAGGATGCCCGTTCCGAACAGGCCGTGCTCGCGGTCGATTGCGGCCTGCGTGTCAGCCAGAAGGGCCTGTCCGTTCGCCGTCTTGGACGCCTCGGCCACGGCGGCGGCGTATTGCTCCTCCAAGAGCGAGGCCGTTGTTGCGGACGGCAGGCGCTCGACGAGTCCGCCGACGGCGGCTGCTGCTCCGCCGATGACCTCGCCTGCGCCACCGAGTCCATCCGCGATGAGGCCGAGCGGACCCTCCAGAGCGGCGAGCGGGCCCGCCTGCGCGAGCAGGCTTGCGCGGCGGGTGGCCTCTGCGGCCGGACCCTCGTCGCCGCTCCCGATGGTGGCCTGACGCAGGCCGTTCATGATGGTGCTGATGGGGTCCGACTCGACCGTGGCGATGGGGTCCAACAGGCTGATGTTGACCGTTCCGACGGTGGCGTTCGGGTCGGTGGCGGGAGGCGGCGGCTCGGGCGCACCTGACGGGGTCGGAGACCACGTGGCGGGGGAGACACCCCCGGTGGGCACCCCGGAACCCGTGTTCGAGAACTGGCGGCCGTCAGTGGGCCCGGAGAGTGCTGGCGATGCCTTGAAGCGCTCGCTCCATGCGCTCATACGGCCTTCGGACCCATGCCGCCGCTGCCGCTGCCGCCAGTGCTGCCGGTCGGCGAGGTCATGCCGGACTGCGATGAGGTCGGCGCGGTCATGCCGGACTGCGAGTTCGGCAGGGCCGGGGGCTGGTATGTCGTGCCGGTCGGCTGCTGCCCGAGGAGGGCAACTGTCGTCTTCACGTCCGGCATCGCCACCTTGATGCTCTTCACAGGCTTGATTGTAAACCGAGTGTCCTTGGCGTCCGCCAGCGGCCTGATGCTGCTCGTCTTCGGGAAGAAGGCATTGCCCAGCGCCTCGAACGGAGTGCCCTTCACGAGGTCCGTGGCGAGCGGGCGCAGGTCGGGGAAGCTGGTCGTCGAGTCAGACTTCCCTGCGGGCGAGCCCGTGACCGTGCGCTGGAACAGACCGGCCGCCTCCGAGATGAAGCCCATGAGGCTCTTCGCATGGGCCGCGATGTTCTGCTGGCCGAGGTCCTTGTTCAGCTTGGTCTGGTCGGCGTTCGCACCGGGCACCCAAGCGCCGGTCTTGAAGTCGCGGTCGAACCCGGCGCCGCGATAGGCGTCGTCTTCCATGGTCTGGCGGAATGCCGGGTGCTTGTCGAGGTCGTTCAGGATGGCCTGCCCCTCCGAGTCGGCCATCAGGGTGGACAGGGTCAGGCTGCCGAAGTCCGTGATGGGGTCCGGCGCCCCGAGCGCGCCACGTGTGCCGCTCCTCCACGCGAAGTCCTGCGGGTCGAACGAGATGGCCGATGGCTTGTAGGCGTTGGTCTTGGGGTCGATATCGGTGGAGGCCCGGACCTGAATGCCGACCGGCAGGTTGGCGTCAGCGGACAGGTCGGGAACCTTGGTCCACATGCCGGTCACTGGGTCCTTGTCGGCGAAGCCGAGATGGGCGGCGACCTCGTCGCTGTAGTCAACTTCGAGGTGGTTCCCGCCCTTGCTGCTGGCCGTCATCGGCTTGTCTCCGGACAGCGGGTCGGAGGTGAAGATAGGGCCGTCCCTCGTCGTGTAGGCGTACTGCGTCGCCTTGCCGGGGAAGTCGTACGCGTAGCCGATGGGCTGGATATTGCCGTTCGTGGACAGGGGCTTGCCCGTGAGTGGGTCCTTCGCGGTCGCGTAGATGGGGATGGCCGTCACGGACATGGTGATGGGCGAGCCGCCACGCGGGTCGGCCACGGTGACCGTCTGCGCATTCAGGCCACCGGCAGCGATGGTCTCCTGCGTCGCCGCGCCAATCATCTTGCCGCCCGCCTTGGGGACGAACACGCCAGCGTCGTTGAGTTCCCCGAGCGTCCAGAGGGCCGCGCCCGACTTGACGGACTCAATCTGCGCGCGGACGAACTCGATAGCGTTGAAGTTCTCCATCGCGTCGGTAGAAGCGCTCGGATTGAACTGGCTGTTCGCCAGTCCGGTGAAGGACTCGTTGAGGGTCGGGACGCCAGCGGTGCCGAGGACCTCGGCCATGATGCGGACTCTGAAGGCGTCGTCGGTCGCGATGCCCGGGTCCTTGGACAGGGCCATCAGCCCTCCCACATAGTCGGTCCACGCATTCATCAGGGCCTGCGGCGAGGCGGTGCGGTCCCTCTTGACGGCGTCGTAGGTCTCCCGCAGGTCCATGTACGAGTCCTGCACGTCCATGGAGCCCACGGTGCGCTTGATGAGGCTCAGATACGACTTGCTCTTCGTGAGGTTGTTCACGTCCGTCATGTGGCCGGTGGACTTGGCTCGCGCGATGCGCTCGTCCAGCCCACGCCCGGCCGTCTTCAGGTAGTCCACGACTAGGGCGGCGTCGAAGGGCACGCCCGGCTTGAAGTTCGGGTCGAGCTTGCCGAGCTGCTGCAGGATGCTCTTGCCGGTGACCGGCTGGCCGTCGTCCGTGTGATACAGGACAGTGTCGGAGCCCCTGAACTCGCCGTCGCCAGTGATGACGAGGGTGCCGCTGATGGTCTTGCCCTCGGACGTGATGGCCGCGATGAGGTTGTTCATGATGTCCGGGTCTTCGGTCGTGAAGTCGGTGAAGTCGGAGCCCGAGCCGGGCTGGGCGATAGCCATAGGCAGACCGAGTGCGGCAACGCCGGACTGGGCCAGTCGGCGCAGCGTCTCGACGAGGTACTCGGCCGGGGCCTCCATCTGCTTCTGCGTGTCGGCCTGCTGCTGCTGGTAGCGCTCCTCCTTGCGCCGGTTCGCTTCGGCCCGCCCGTTGGAGCGCTGGACGCGCATGTACTGACCGGCATCGCGCTGCAGGACGCGATAGAACTCGCTGTCCTTCGGGACCTTCTTGGCCCAGTTGAGGTAGAAGGCGACCATGCGCTGGTCCTGCGCGCCGCCCTTGGGGGAGGTCGCGTACCACGCGGTCATCTTGGACTCGCTGATGGTGTAGTCGAGCTGGGTGTGCGCGTTCTTGTACGTGTCGTACAGGGGGTCGTCCTTCGAGACGCCCGCCGCCTTGTCCTTCCAGAACTTCAGGACCTTGTCGTCCGTGGCCTTCGAGCCCTCGAACATGCCGCCCTTCTGCCACGCGTCCATGATGTTTTGGGCGCGCTGGTTCTGAAACTCCCTCGCGATGGCGACAAGCGTCGCGGTCAGGCTGGGTGCGCTACGAGGGGAGCGGCCGAACCGCCCGGTCCGGGCCACTACCTGCGCCCGAGCTTCTGTTGCGTCATGATGCGGCCCTTGGCCTCACCACCCTGCACCATTCCCTGCATGACTGGAGCGTTGTCCGGCGCGCTGACGAGCGACTGCTCTCCACCGGCGTTCGGGCTCGCACCCGGGATGGGCGGCGTGATGCCCTCGGCTTCGGGCGCTCCGCCCGGGCCGGGTCCGCCAGCCATACCGTCGGGCGTGGCGGCTCCAAGCGACTGTCGCAGGCCCTCGGTCGCGGAGCCAGCCTGTGCTCCGGCGGCGGCCTGAGCGCCCTGCGGCGCGTCGATGCCGAGGCTCTGCAGCGCTCCGAGGAGCTGGGCCATGACCTGCACGTCGGCCGGGAAGAGTGTCGCGTCCGTCCGCTCGTCGCGGATGAAGTCGAGTTCAGTCTCGGGGTCGTCAACGCCGACCGCGTCCATGGCCCGGCGAACCGACCAGAGCTTGGCGTTCACGAGGTTGATGGCCCGGGTGGCCGTTTCCAGCTCGTCGCGCGGGTTGAGGCTGGGGTCCTGAATGTCGAGGAAGCCGCCGCCACGCCCGATGATGGCCTTCACGTCGGAGTTCTTCTCGGCGAAGATGTCGCGGGCGAGGTTCCACACGTCGCGGCGCCACTTGTACAGGAGCTTCCGGCGGATGGAGAGGCGGGCCTCGTAGTTGCTGATGAGGGCGTTGATGGCCTTCGAGGACGAGAGGACCTGCGCGGGGGCGAGGCCGAGGAGCAGCTCGTTCAGGCCGCTGATGGTAGCCAGCTCGCGGTCGAGGCGGGTCAGGAACTGTTCGAGCTGGAACTGGGCGATGAAGGGCTGGATGACCTCGATGCGGTTACCCGGGCCGGGGGCGACGATGGCGCCCTTGACGGGCTTCAGGCCCTGCGGCACCCGCAGCGGAGCGTCCGGGCCGGTGAGCTGGTAGGCGTCGCCGCCAGTGACGTTCGCAATCATCTGCGAGCCGTTCGTGATGCGCTCCATCTTCTCGCGGATGAGGGGCTCGATGTCGAACAGGTCGGGGCGCCCGCTCGGGACGCCGGGGACGAACGTGTTGAAGAGGGGCACGTAGGGCAGGCGGCCCTTGTACTCCGGGTACTTGGTCGGCTCGCGGACGACGACGTTGCCCGCCACGACCACGTTGTACGTGTCCATGCGGACGAACTTCTGGCCCTTCCAGACGGGCTGGCGGTACCAGTAGTCCCACACTTCGATGCGAGTGTGGCCCAGCGCGGTGGCCGGACGTGCGGGGATGTCGTCCCAGCTCTTCTGCTGGACGAAGGGCAGCGTGTACCCGTCGTCGGTCTTGAAGGGGACGACCTCGACGCCGAACTCCTCGGTCAGGGAGTCGGGGTCGTAGTACATGCGGTAGGCGGCCCATTCGAGCTGGTCGAAGTTGTCCGTCTTCCAGCCGAGGAACAGGTGGCGGGGCTGGTTGATGACCTCGACGACGGGCGCCTTGGCCTCGGCGTCCCAGTAGACGCGGGCGGCGGTTCGGCCGTAGAGCGACTTGGTCACGATGGCCTTGTGCCACTTCAGGTCGAAGTCGCCCTCGTTCTTCCACGCGACGTAGACGCGTTCGAGGGCAGAGGCGGCCTCCACCTCTTCGTCGCTCTGGCCGGTGGCGAGGATGTTCTCAATGGGCTCGACAGCCTGCAGCGCGGAGGGGATGTCCACGTACGGAGTCGGCAGCGATAGCGAGACGTGCTGGCGGCCGTTGACGTTCGCGGACTCGTGCTCGGGCCAAAGGTCGGAGCCGCTTCGGTCGTTGATGGTGGCCGGGTAGTAGAGCTTGTCGGCGCGGTCGCACCACTGGCGGAAGACTTCGTGCTCCTCGCGAACGGACTCGACCTTCCCGTTCAGGCGGATGAGGAGTTCCTTCGTCTCCGGTGAGGCGGCGTGCTTGATGCCGCGACCGAGGGTCATGTTCGCGTATCGAGCGTCGTCGAGGTACTCAGCCACGGAGGGTTCTCGCCTTCAGGCGCTCGTGGGCAAGCTGCTGGGCCATGGTGCGGACGGAGTTGGACTGCTCGAAGACGTGGGTCCCGTCAACGTCGAAGGGGGCTGGCTCGGCGTCGGAAGTGTGGGTGATGCGAAGGAGGTGGACGGCGCATACGAGGGCCATCACTGCGTCCTGTTCGATACCACGGTCCTCCAACTTATACCCGAGAAGCTGACGGCGAACCTTCAGCCAGATGCCTGTGTGGGGGAGGATGAGCCTACCCTCGTCGATGAGTGTGCGTAGGTCGCCAAGGAGCTTCCGCTTGCGCTGGACCGTCCCGCCGAACTCGACGTTGGTGACGTTCGGGACTTCAAGGTCAAGTGCCTCTCGGAACATCTTGCCACCGAAGCCTGTCGCGTCAGTGGCAGTATAGCAGTGCGAGCCGAGCCTCTCCCGCTCGTACCCGTTGAAGCCGTTGACGGCCAGCCCAACCAGCGTCTCCGTGCTCTTCTGGCCCATGGCCTCCTGAGCGTAGACTCCCACGAGGAAGGGACGGGCCGGGTCCGCGTCGTTATCCACGACCTTCAGCACGATGGACCACGCGCTGTCCTGCGTCTTGGCCGGGTCGATGCCCTGCAGGTACGTGCCGCCCCTGACGGCCTTCACCCGGTCCGGCATGCCGGACACGAAGACGTGCTCGACGTTATCGCCGTGGAAGTAGGCCGCCTTCGGGTTCAGGAACTCGCCCTCGACGTTCTGGCGAATGGTCCGGGCGTCCATGTCGCCGGTCAGGCGCTCGAACATGTCCTTGGTGATGCCGTAGCCGACGTTGTCCCGGGTGCTCATGCGCATGGACTGCCACGACTCCTTGCGGTCGCGGCTGCCAGCGTCGCCCAGAGCCCAGTTGTCGGCGAACGCGAAGCCGAGGTCCTCGGATGGCGTGGAGACCATGATGAGCTGGCCGCCCGTGCCGAGCCGCCGCATGCCGAAGACCTCCTTGATGAGGAAGTCGAGGTGCGCGCTGATGCCCGCCTCGTCGAACGAGATGCCGTGCATGTCCTTGCCCAGCGAGCCGAGGGCCTTCTCGCCCGTGGTCCGGAAGTGGACCTCGGCGCCACCGACCTCGGGGCTGAAGCGCATCCAGCGGTAGTCGCCGTACTCCTTCGATGTCCAGTCGGCAATCTCGCGGCCCTCCGCCATCGGGCAGCCGCGCCCTTCCTGCCCCCCGTGGTTGCCGCCGAGGATGCGGACCATGTCGTTGAACACGAGGTCGGCGACCTCTTGGCTGATGCCGAAGTGGTACCAGTGGTACTCCAGCTTCAGCCAGCGCGCGGCCTCCTCCTCGTTGGCCGGGATGGGCCGGTTCAGCTTGCGCAGCACGCAGTAGATGATGAGCATGGCGAGCAGGGACGTCTTGCCTGCCCGGTTGCCGGACGACAGGAAGAGCGTGAGGTACTTGGCCGTGTACGGGGTGACCGGGTGCCGGAGCAGAACGCAGGCGGCGAAGGCCACCTGCCCTACGTGGACGTCGATGCCGAGAGCCGTCCGGCAGAAGGCCCGGAACTGCTGTCCAGCGACTAACTCTTCCGGAGTTAGCCGAAAGCGCTTGACTAGGATGCGGTCCTGCGCCTGCCACGAGAGCTTCATGTTGGCGTTTCGCCAACTTCAGCCGCTTCGCCCTCGATGGTGCGTCCGTCGTCCAGCTCGGGCGGCGGAGCGGACTCGTTGAGTCGGGCCAGCCATATCTGCAGCGAGAGGGCGCCTGCGGCGATGCCGAGCTTCTTGTTGACGGCCTCGCGCTTGTCGAGCATGGCCTGTGCCTTCAGTCCGGCGTTCAGGGAGGGCCCCAGCTCGGCGCCCATGAGCATCAGGCCCTCCCCGGGCATGTCCGTGATGGCCTCGACGACCTTATCGCGGACCATGATGGCGAGGTCCCGCTGTGTGGGTGTCGGCGCGTCGGGATTGACCGGCTTCGACCAGTGCCCGGCCTTGTGGCGCGCCACCACGTCGGGGTCGAGGCTGCCACCCATGGCATCGACGCCCGCAGAGACGGCCCGGTTGCTCAAACCCTTATTCAGGGCGGCGTCAACGTAGTCTCGGAGGGCGGGGACCCCGCAGATGCGGCACCTAACTGCCAAGTGGGGCTCCCTCGTTCAGAATGGTGGTCACGCGCCCCTCGCGTAGGTCGCTGGGCTTGATGATGATGGCATAGTTTCCTGTCGAGTTTAGCAAACGGAGCCAGAGCCACTGCTCGTCGTCTACGACGCCCTCTTCGCGCTTCAGCTCGATGAAGATGAGGCGATGGCCCTCCTTCGCGAGGGTCAGGTCGGGCCATCCGGGGCTCATGGGCGTGATGAACTGGCCCGTACCGGCCTCGCGGTCGCCGACCCACGCCCTACCGGCGTGCGCGACCTTCCAGTTGCGCCTCTTCGCGCGTCCGACGACGCGGTCCTGCAGGGTCTTCTCGCTCATGGTGCGGTCGAGACACTGGTCGGCCGTGATGGTGCGGTGCCGGACGCCGCAATGGGGGCACTGCTCTCGCTCGCTCACGGGTTCTCGTCCTCGTCGGCTTCCTGCTCGGCCAGAGCCATGGCGCCAAGCAGCGCAAAGCCCTCCCAGCGCATGCCGAACTTGGTCTTCTTCTTCAGGAAGCCCTTCTTCTGCAGGGTGGCGGCCCAGCGGACGGTGCTGAGGACCTCACCGGGTGCGCTGGAGGTGGAGTGCCACTCCGCGTAGGACTCGTACGCCACCTGCGACGGGGAACCGGCGCCGGACTCGCGTCGGCAGCGCTCGTTGAGCCAGTTCGCGACCGGGTCGTTGCGCTCCATGAAGTCCTTCGACTGCTCGACGACGCGCTCGGGCAGGATGAGGCCGCCGCTACTGGCCTCCCAGCGCTGGTACCAGATGCTGGCGGCCCAAACGAGGATGGAGAGGATGCCAGAGGCCTCCTTCTGCAGCGCGCCGTACAGGCGCCGGTCCTGCCGGTCGCCCTCGTAGGACTCGCGGAAGTCGGCCACCATGACGCGCTCGCCCATGGACGGGCCGACGTCCTCGACGGCGGGCATGTTGTTGGTCAGGAAGTTGATGCTATGGGTCGGGTCCCAGCTCTGGATGTTGTTCGAGTACAGGGCTCTGGCGCTGATGCGGTCCTGCCCCGTGTGCGCCTTCAGCAGCTCCTCGTTGAACTGCCCGCCCGAGGGCTCCGAGAAGAACGTGATGCGCATTCCCTTCAGCTTGATGAGGTCGGCCCGGGCCTCGTTCGAGCGGGCACCGCCGAACTTGCTCCGCATGTACAGGCTCGCGTCCAGCTCCTCCGAGTAGTCGCCCGTCGCCTTCAGGACGGCGTGCTTCAGCGCGCCCTTCCCGTTCCGGCCGATGCCGGTCATGAGCAGGAAGCGCTGCTCGGGGCTGAAGCCGAACATGCTCGCCCCGAACCAGAACAGGAGCCACGCCACCATGTCCTCGTCGCCCGACATCCACTCCTTCATGGAGGTCATAAAGCGGGGAGCCACGCGCTCGAAGTCGTCAGGTCCGGCGATGGCCTCGAAGGGGCGACCGGTGGTCTTGGTGATGTTCTGCTCGGGAGAGGCCGGGATGAGCCGGTTCTCGCGAAGGTCCACGACCCCGTTCTTCACGCCCAGCAGGAACGGGTCCGAGTCCCACTCGTCGCCGTTCGTCCCGTAGCCCGGGATTGTCGCAAGCGCCTTCAGGACGCGCTCCTGTGTCGGCCACTGCATCAGCGAGAACAGGCGCTTCTGCTCCTCGCCACCGATGCCGTAGGACTTCAGCGTCTGGCTAGCCACCTTGTGGATTTGGAGGTGGACGGCGTTGGTCTGGTCGGGCGCCCACCGGGAGCCGTTGAAGTGCAGCCACTTGCCCGTTGTGTGGTCGAAGCGCCACTTCAGTTGGAGGCGCTGGGCCAGCCACTCGGCCTGCCGGTAGTCCTCGGGCCCGATGCCTGTCGATGACTCTTCCTTCGGCTCTTCGTCGAACTCCTCCTCAGACATTGGACCTCCGTGCCGACCTGATGGTGCGCTTGACCTCGACCTTGTCGAGCCCGGCGGCGAGCGCCACCTCCGCAAGGCGCTCGAACTCCTCGTCGCTGCCGCCCTCTTCATTCAGGGTAGCCGCCGCCCAGTGCAGGTAGTTGTTCCGGTTCCCGCCCTCGGCCTTCGCCATGCCATCGACCAGTGCGTCGTGGTTCGCCTGAGCGAAGAAGGTCTTGTCGCCCTCGACGTACTTGGGACCCCATGCGTGGCGACGGATGTCGCGGGCGTCCAGTTTGCCCTTCAGGTCGAAGACATGGTTTTCGATGCGCTCTCGCAGCGGCTCTGGCACCTCCTTCGGAGGCACCGTCGCGCTCGGCGCAATGAGCCACTTGTACGTGCCGCCGTCCGGGTGGCGGCTCGGCGGGACGGCGACGTAGCCGCCCTGCCCCTTCAGGTCGAGCTTCGGCCCGAGCTTGATGGTACCCGTGGGCTGGGACGAGCCGAACCAGAGGTGCAGTCCTCGCCCGGTCTGGGCGACCCACGTCAGCGTGTCCCCGACCAGCTCCTCGGCCAGCAGCTCCGGACCGAGCAGGTCGCCCCACTGGTCGGCCCCGTCCGGCCCGTCGATGTCAACGACCACGTACGGGTAGGAGATGACGATGGCGATGCCGGTCGTATCCGGGTGCTCGAAGACGTCGCGCAGGACGCCCTCGATATCGGCCGGGTCGGGTGCGCCGGACAGGGCCTGATGGAGCCCGGCCTTGTGGACCCGGACGTTCGGAGTCTTACCGGTAAGCGCGATGACACTCAGGCCGAGGTTGAGATATTCGACTGCGGCCTCAACCAATGGGTTGAGGGCGGTCACCGGACGGTGCCCGGATACAGGAGGCGCTGGTGGCTCTCGCAGCGACGGAAGCCACTGCGGTGCCACCAAGGGAACCAGCGGGGGCTGTCGCAGTTGGGGCGAGAGCAGCTCACCGGTGACGGCCCTCGCTCACGTCGGCCACGCCTCCGCCCGGGTTCCATACGCTGGGCGCCCGCAGGTAGCCCCGGTCGAGCATGGACCGTCGCAGGTGGGAGTGAGCGTGGACGTCGGATAGCACGCGCCGCCGGGTCAGCTCGATGCCGCGCGGGGTCAGGCGGTTGGCCTCTCGCCACGAGGTCTGGCTCATGTGGAACTTCTCCAAGGGGATGCCCAGCTCGCACTTCGGCTTCAGCGTGTCGATGAGGAACTCCTGCGTCGCGGGCAGGTCCGCCTTCTTGAACAGGTCGAGCTTCGTGTCGCACGAGAGCTTGGCCTTCATGAGGGGGAGGTCCAGCTCGTAGAGCATGGCGTTCGTGATGGGCAGGTCGTGGCGCCGGATGTAGTGCCCGGTCACCATGTCGGCCTCGTTGTAGCGCTCGATGAAGCGGCCGAGCATGGCTCGCTCGTCATCCTCGGTGCTGTCCGGCAGGAGCATGTAGTCCACGCGCAGGCTGTCGTGGTCGCCCACCCACATCGAGGCGATGGACGTAATCTGCGCGGTCGGCATGTCGGGCACCCAGTAGGTGAGTGGCCGGTTCTCGATGTCCCAGTCGAGGATGCGCAGGTCGCGGGCGGGGGCGTTGAGGGCGCTCACCGGTCGCCCGACACGAACTCCGCGAGGAGCTGGGAGACCTGCGGGAGCTGGCCGTCCTGCACGGACTTATTGAACGCGTTCTCCACCTGCGGGAGGACCTCGTTCAGCTCGGCGTCGGCCGCGAGGCTGTGGCGCAGGCGGACCATGGAGCGGGCCGCCTTCAGGAGCGCGGCCTTCCGCATGGCGATGTCGTCTTTCATTGGGTTCCTCGCTGGACAGCTTTGTGGCGGACATCGGTCAGGATGCCCCTAGCAGTGCCACGGTACTTGTGGACCGCTCGTAGGTGGGACTCGCGGCGGCACGGGAGGCAGCGGCCGTCCCACGTCATGCCGGTCAGGGCGAGACAATGTCGCCCGGACCGGCAGATGCGGTGTGGTTGCAGGCCGGGAGTTGCACCCTGCTCTCTGGGGTATGAGCCCTGTGTGGTCGCTCCGACCACCTGCCTGCCTTGCACTAGCCTAGCTCATGGGAGGATGGGTCCCGGGCGATGGCGGCGTGTGCCCAGAACGTAGCCTCCTCGAAGGCGGTGAAGGCGAGCGCCTTCTCCCGGCCTTCGGGCAGCTGCTGAAGCCCGTGGATGGCGAAGAGCTTTGACTGAATCCGGAGGTCCGTATGCAGACGCTGTGCCGGGCCTGCTGGGGCGTGATAGTCGAACCGGCGCTCAATCTCGGCGTACTCCATTACTTGCTCGCGGCGGCCCGGGCCTTGCGGGCCGGGATGACGTTCCCGATGCCGGGCCAGCCATTCTCCTTGACGAAGACCTCGACCTGCACCTTGCGGCCGATGAGCGCGTCCTCGTCCACGCCCTCGCCTGCCTCGAACTTGGCGAACTCCGGACCGGTCTGCAGGGCCTTCAGAACGCGGACCTCCTGCGGGACGGTCTTGCTGGCGATGTTGAAGCCCGTGCCCGTGAGCTTCGTCAGCTCGATGGGGTCGCCCTCGTCGAACAGCTCGTTGCCCTCGTCGTCGAGGAGCGTGAACTTCCATTCGAGCTTCAGGTCACCTTTCTCGGTGTCCTTGATGTAGAGCCCGCCCTTGACGCGCTTGCTCTCGGTTCCGTCGAAGCGGGCGTCGTACATGCCCTCTTCGACGTTGGGGGCCTCGGCGGCCTTGCTGGTGGCGGTAAACGTGGTGCCCATGTGGGAACCCTCCGTACTGCGCAGCCCATCTGACTGCGACCCATTCATTGTAGCCCGATGCCCCGACACCCACGTGGTTCGCTGTGGGGCGTAGGTCAATCGGGCTACGTCGAGAACTGTAGCAGACGACCCGTCCCTTGTTCGCGAATGTTACGCAGGCCGTCACATTGACGCGGTCCACAGCTTGCGGACCGGCTCGCCGACCACGAGGTCATGATGTCCTCGTGGTTTCCCCGACGGCTCGCCGACCACGGCCGGGCCGATTGGCGGGGCGAGGTCCTGAGAGCGAGGTGCGCGGTGCACGGTGCAGGGTTGTGAAGGGTTTGCTGGGTACTACGGAAAAGCCCCTATACGAGTTCAATCTAGTAGGTCTTGGTGTAACCCTGCAATCCCTTCACCCTGAGCGTGCTAACCCTGCACCCGATGCTCCAAACGGGAAGGGGACCTTTCGTTTCGGGCTCTGGGCGGCCCCTTTCCCCCCGGTGGTGGTCGTCCGCTGAATGGGGCCCCGGTAGTACCTATCAGAGAGGCTCCGGCATGTCCACAGCCACAGCCCGGAGCACGCAATGACGGGGGTACCGGGGTGCCACCGTGACTGTTCCGAACTGCGCGCGCCCGCGCACAGGGACCGCACGCGCAGCACTGCGCACGCCGTCCCCCTGCCCACCCTCAGGCAGTTAGTTGCATGGTTGCACATAACTAGGCCGACCTGATGGACATGCCATGCTGCGCTGCCCATGGCGCGCAGAACTGCGCCCCATGGGGCACAGTTGGAGGAGGACAGGTCGCCAAGGGGTCGCATCACGCGCCCACAGGCGTCTTTCCAGACGCAGGCACGAGGCTGGAACCGATTGCAGCGCTGCGGCGATGGGTTCCGGAAACGTTTCCTCGCGCCCACAGGCGCCCACAGGCGTGGCAGGATTGACGCGGGCACGAGGTTTGCCCCTTGCAAGGGGTTCGGTCTGGTGGGGTCTGGTGTGGTCGCCGAGCCGAGCCGAGCCTCGCGCGCGCTCCGACTTCGTCGGCAGATTGTGCCGAAAACAGGGCCTGCCGCCAACGGTGCGACCCCGTGTCACGGCGCGCAGTTCTGCGCGTGGTGTCGAGGCGCGCGCGTAACGACGGAGTCGTCGCGAGTGCGCGCGCCGTTGGAGCCAGATTGGTGAAGCCGAACAGCCCCAAACGGGGCAGTCGGCAGACAGCTCGAAGGAGTCAGACGATGACAGCTCGACGCAACAAGGCAGTTCTCCCCGGCCTCTCCCGCAGTATCAAGTGCCAGAGGTCTGCCAAGTGCCAGAGGCTCGACGGC